GCATTTGGTGAAGGTTTAATTCTGCTTGATCTTCCGGTTCCGGAATGGGTTGACCAAACGATGCACCAAATGCATGTAAAATTTCACCATCATGGGGAAGTAATGTTACGGTACTTCCAAGCAATTCCACTACTCCTGCAGCCTGTAAAACTGCAAGCGGACTATTGTTGAACGTTAGTTCAGAATGTCCAGAAATATCATGCTGACCAAAAATACAGTAGATAGGATTGGTAAGGTGTTTTTTAATCAATTCTATAATCGTGGCCTTGACTCGATTAGCTACATATGGACTATCAAAAAAATCTCCAACCTGAATTACCACATCACATTTTTTTACAATCTGAAGGGACTGTTCAAATTTTTCTATTTGCGTCTGCCAATAATCATCTATCCGTCGTACGGGTCGATGATTAGTAAGATGCAAATCACCGAGTACGCCTAGCAACATTTGTCACCTCCTGCACTACTCGACCACATTCATCAAAAACATCTTGTTTCAAAGCATTGATAAAACAAAAATAAGCCAACTCCTCAACCAATTGATTTAACTTTCTACCCAACGGATCTCCAGCTGCAGAGTAATTACGACGTTGAGACTCTGCTGCTTGAGCATGTTGAAAGTAATCCTTAGATTTTGTAGATATCCAAGGACGATTCAATAATTCATTAACAGTTTCACAAGTGAGAAGTAAAGCTTCACCTGGATGCACTCCTATCTTACACAGAGATAAAAATGCTAACTGATCCAACCCCACAGTTTCCAATTGATGTGATAGTTCACTGGTTTTATTGTGGGCATTCATTGCTAGATTTTTATGATTATTTTCCATATAATAATATACTCATGCACAATGATTTAAAAGATGCTCTCGACCACCTTCTACAAGGGATTGGCCACAGCTGGGACAGGTGACGACTTTAGCTAACAATGTGTCTCGAATTTGTTCTTGCTGTTTAATGCGACTTTGCATATCGCAAAATTGTACATCTAATCTATCATGATTTTTGATATGTTGCTGTAATTTTCGAATAAGTTCGGGCAAAGCAACACACTGCACCGATATAGGATATATCTGTTCTGTTAAACGACTACATTCCTCTGTAGAAAGTATGCGCAATGGAATTCGCAACTTATCCCATTTTGATAGTGTGGCAGATAGTGGTTGAATTGCTATAATCTGTTCTTGATATAGCCCACGTACTTCTGTAACAAGCTTAACAAGGTCTTCCAAAGTATGCAAATCAAGCTGTGTGACTTGAAGACATTGAAATTTACTGGTGATATCTGCTAATCCTGTTTTTTGCGTATGGATTGCAATTAAATCAGCAAGCACCTTGGTAGCTTTTGTATAAGCCTGATCAATATTTGGACTATATCGAGATAATTGGGATGCACATCGTTCATAATGCGTCACTAGAGCAGATATTTTTTGAATTTGATTCGATAACGCCGCAAGTCGTTGATTTTTTTCAGTAGCCTGCTCAAGTTGGAATTGGAATTGTCCCAACTGAAGAGTACATAAGTTATCAAGTGAAGCTTGAATTTTCATTTCTTCTGTTTTGCTTTGAGTGATTTGAACCTTAATTTTAGAAAGCTTTGATGTAGCTACAGCAATAGCCTTATCCAGTACATCTAAATCCGTGTGATATCGAATAAATATAGCCGATTGTCCGGGAGACTGTGTTACCAAAAAATATGGATCAAACTGATCTTGATAATTCAAATCAGTTAATCGAAGAATAGATTGAATGTGTTCTGGAGGATCGCTACCAAAGGCTTCAAATGTTGTTTCTGGAGAATCTAACGTGTAGATATTCTTAGACCGGTTACGAATACGGGTGACAGGAATTTCCTGACCGTCATTCATAACAACCATTGTACCTTGAACTTCTGTTTGGCCGTCCCGAATAATGGACTCACCAAGTGGACGATTCATTGCCATCCATCGAATGAATCTAACAATTGAAGATTTTCCTGTATCATTTTCTCCAGTGATGACGTTCACCCCCGGATGAAGTTCAAGATAGGAATCTTCATGTGCTTGAAAATTCTTTATATACAATTTCGTGAGCATTATTTGATATCCCTGCGTTAACCTGTACCTTTAATATACTAATTTTTACGAATGAAATCTCGAGCTAGAAGATTTACAGGATTACCTTTAGTTACACGAAAGAAAATTCTTTCTCGAATGTGTTCTGGAAGATCTTTAATCTCTATGTTTCCAGATCGAACTTGAAGCTCGAGCCATAGCATCTTTGCAAGAGTATATGCATCACACAAATCTGATCCCGGTCCGTCAAGTTCTTTATCAGGCTTACCTTGCCAAATTTTCTTTACTTCCTTAAACATGGATGAAGGAAGATTAAATCCATCGGCCGCAGCAGCTTCAATTACATGGCGTTTTAAAGCGTTTCCTTTACCGGTTGCGTACAATTTAACTGTCGAAGGATCATAGGTCCGGATTGCTCCCCCATTCATATAAATCCAATTTTTAATGGTTCCGGTCATCTCAGCAATTTGTACCAGACCAGTAGAACCAGAAAATGCTGCTCCAATAGCGTAATCTTCAATAGCTACATACCAAGGTCGATACTGTATCAGATCTAGCAGTGTGTTTTGAATCACTGTATTAGAAAATACAATTCTACGTACTGTGTGAAAATCACGTCCTTCATTCTCTAGTTTCTTTGGAGTAAGAAAACCTTTGAGAGATACCGGTAAAGTTCCTCCAATGAGTAACTTATCTTCCCAAACGTATTTTTGAGTGGGGTACTCATATGTACAATGAAAAGCCTGTCCTGCAGTAGAGAGGGCTACCATACCAAAATGTTCAAGAGATATATCTAGTCCAACAATAAGGGCGTTATCTTCCATTTTGTTCCTCAAAATTTTTCTGAATCTTCAAAGCAATATCCAGAGCTATGGTCCATTCTTCTGATGTGAGCAATGGATCGGGAACACCAGCTTCCCAGAAACTAAGCGTTCGTTCCATACATGTCCCACATCTGAAACAGGGTCGAGCCTTGCCCTCATAACAAGACCAGGTGAGCTCAAAAGGAACATCCAGGTATAGTCCGGTACGCACAATATCTGCCTTTGTCAGATTACAGAATGGAGAAAAGAGAGCAACATTGTTGAAGGTCCCATAACCAGCAGCTTGTGTAAAAGCGTCTACAAACTCGGGACGACAGTCCGGATAGATGGCATGATCTCCCGCATGATTTCCAAGAACGACAGTGTTAGCATCTCTACTTTCGGCGAAGCCCACTGCCAAACTTAAGATGATTCCGTTCCGAAATGGTACAACCGTTTTCTTCATTGACTCTTCTGCATAATGTCCGTATGGAATGTCTCCACCGGATTCAAGAAGATCTGATCGAAGAAATGGTCGTTGATCTCCGATTGCAGAATCTTTGAATTCTGAGCAATATTGTGGAAGATCATATGTCGAAAACGAAACCCCTATTTTCTTGCACATGAGGTGAGCCATATCTCGCTCACGACGATTGTGCTTGCTACCATAAGATACACCAAAGGCTAGAACCTCATCGAAGTTCTTTCTAGCCCAATACAAGGCTGTGGTGCTATCCATACCACCCGATAAACATACGACAGCCCTACGACAGTTTGACTTCATTGAGTTTCCTCCCATTGTCTAGGTTTTCGATCTTCTGCTTTATATAAATCATTCCATGCATTGACCACTTCATTTTGAAGTACCTTTTCAAGCTGATGTTCTTCAATGTATGGAATCCAAACCTTTATAGTCTTCGTGACAGCAATCATCTCTTCCGGCTTCTTTTCATCCGGGATAGACAGTGTTACTGAAGTGGTCTTCTTCATACCTTCTTTTTTGGTTTTCGTTTGATATTCTGCCAAGAATCGAAGGTTTGAATGCAAATCATCCAGGCCGTAATCCCAGTCGATTTTAAACGATCCGTCTCGGAACGGTTTTCCGACCTTGTTCTTCTTTATCTGAAACTTAACCCAGATGCCAGTATCTTTTTCTGCTGTATTTTTTATTCTGGCCTCAGTTTTCAGATAGATTCTAACAGCTGCATAAAACTCTGGGGCACGTCCACCAGTAGTAACCTCACTTTCTCCAAAGATCTCTCCGACATTGTCTCGAGTCTGATCAATGAGGAACAACGTGGTATTCGTATGGGCTAACTGAGACTCAAATTTTCGAAGTCCCAAAGAAATGATTTTCGCTCGGTAACTACCATACCCTTGATCTATCATCGCCTTCTTGACTTCTATGGTTGCTGGAAGAGCAGTCAGACTATCAATTACGATAATCTTGGGCTTGTCTCCGAATTTCTCAAGAATTCCATGTAAATAACTATCGAAAAATTCTTCAAGTGTTTCTGGTTGAGTTGCTTCGGAATCCTTCTTCCATGAATACCCCCAATGAAAATTTTTGTGTGCAACATCCAAGCCATACAGATGAGCAAAAGTAGGTTCTAAAGAATATTCTGTATCACCATAGAATGCTAGCTTTCCTGCTCGCAGAGCTGAGCCGAGAATGACTGAAGCCATCACGGTCTTACCCGTACTGGCTCCACCAAAAGTCTGGATGATTCGTCCTACTGGAATTCCACCAGGCAGTGCTCCACGGATAGCTAGATCTAATTGAGTACATCCTGTGGAGCACCATTCAGTAACAATGGGAAGGTCATTCACTTTAATACCCCTAATTGTATTTCGAACTTCCTTAAAAATATCCATTATCCTTCACTAACTACTTCATCCTTATCTTGACTTCGATCTTCTGCTCGACGTTTTCGAATATCCGTTAATGCCGCTTCAAAGTTTTCATTTTTGTCATTGCTCGCCACTCGAGATGAGGGCGTTGCCAACTCCTGATTAGAAAAATACTGATGAACAAACAAATCTACCAGATCCCGTAACATAGATTTTCTCTGGGATGCTTCTTCTAGAAGCCCAGTTAAAGCTCCGAATGTTCGTTCAGCATCAAAGTAAACTTTCTGCAATTCTAGATACTTGGGTTGACATTTCACCTTTGCATTTGCATGATCAGCAGATGGTGGTTTATCAAAACCAAATAATGCAGGCTTTTCTTTAACATCACAAAGAAGTTCTGCTTCTGCATGTTCAAAATCAGCCTTTGCTTGATTTCGAAGATACTTAGCCGTTTGAACTTCTTCTGCAATTTCCCCATACAGAGTAGGCTGTATTTGACATTCCTGCTCCAGGTTATTTCGATCAATAGCTAATCGAGCTTTGAAATCTTGTAATTTTCCAAAAAGAATCTGGTCCATAGTTACTTTCCTTTCGTAGCAGCGGCCCGACGCTTCTGAAATTCTGCCAATTTGGCTGCCACCTGATTTGATGCCGATGTATTTTCTATCGGTGGAGTCTTCGTGGGTGGAGGCACTTCCACATTTGTCCCAGGAACTGAAGCAGATGAAACCTCAGACACACTTTCTGTCTGTGGAGGTTCGACAGCAGCTTGAGAAACGGGTGCTGGCGTTTCGACTGGAGCAGTATTTCGGGTTCGAGCAGGCATTGCTGTTTCAGTCTTCTTTGGTTCATTCGGTACTTCATTATTGGCTGCTGGAGCCTCTTCCTGCTTTACAGTACCCGATGTAGACAGGTGTCGCAACATCTCTGCTTCTTCTGTAAAATACAGGAGTTCTGTAAAAGTCGGAAGATCCTTGTACCACTGTTCTGGAATAGGTGCGGCCGGAAGCAGTTGAAAAGCAGAAAACTGAATACCAACCCGCTTGAATTTCAGATCCTGTCCAGTCTGTGCATCACTGATATCCACGGCCTTTGAAGTATCTCGTGGATTGGTAGACAAATCTCGAATATTATCATGAATCATAGATGAAGCAGAATACCAACAAGGTCCCTGAGTTTCGGTCTTCTCATCCTTCGTATTTACAACAAAATACAACCATCGCTCCTTGGCGAATAGGGCCTTGGCCACCTCAGACTTGTTATCGGCCTTATACAATTCAGTAGCGAAGTCGCAAATGGGACAAGGTTGGCCCATTGGCTTATTATTTGCATCATGGGTTCGATTGGGGCACAGAATATTGGCCTGCTCCGTACCAATCTTCTCATGATTAAAAATCTTTCGACAATACAGCTTCTCGCTATCTGGCGGAGGAAGAATCCGCAAAAAATTATCTCCAACAACAGTCTTATACATTCCCAATCCCAATCGTTCTACTACATCCAAATTGACGGGATAAAAATGCTGGGCCCTACCACCACCGGTGTTCTTGTATTCCTGTGCTACCTCTGCTGCGCGATTTCGTGCCATACTTTATTCTCCTTTATCAAATTCGATTTCAAAACAGGCTCGAGCGATAAGAGCACCCAAATGTGACTTACCACCATAATATACAGAAGATGAAAACAATTTTAAAAGCCGAGTCAAATCTAATGCTGTTTTTTCATCATTAGTTGATACCAGCTTCTTGTAAAGAAATCCCAGAATAGATCGTCGAATCTTTTCTGCATCATCTCCAATAGCATCGTAAGTTGTGATGATTCGTTTCCAATTAGATCGACGTTTACTCGGATCCATATACATCAGTTTGCACATTTCAATAACTTGAACATCCCGTTCCGTACCTGTTGCAAGAATCTTTAATGCTTCCTCAACAGAATCAATATCCTTTACTTGTTCTAGACTCACTAACGCTTTTCTTGGAGAACCCTCACAGCTTTCAATGATAGCCATAAGAAGATCATCCGCTACGGTAAGCTTCTCCTTTTCACAAGCGTCCATTAATAGATCAAAAACATCTGCCTGAGCTAACGGATAA